GATGCGTGCGATCTGAATGCGATTTGTCCCATAAGGAACTTGCCCGACTCTGGGCTAGAAAATATCTGCACCAAGATTTCTTGGCCGTTGTCCATCACTCCTGTATAGACGCTGTAATCAACTATCTTTGGGTCAGTCATTGCCTGTCCTTTTGTCGGTACTCCGACCCTAGAACATAGATCAAGCCTTGGGTGGGATTTCCCCAAACACCTTTAAGAACGCGGCTTTTACAAAGATTACCGAGTCGGCGGCCTGTGGTGTGATCTCGATGTGGAACCAGTCGCCACCTGGTGCCCCGTGAATTGTTGGCTTGCTGTATTTCTTCCATGCTTGACGGTCACAGCGCCATGCGCGTCCGTACGGCCTAGGAAAATAGTCAAGTATGCATTCAACGCCGAGCGTGTTTGCGTTAGCCACTACAATGTCTATAAACGACACCGCGCCTTTACGGTTCGCTTGTGGTCGTCTTTCGCTTTTGCGATACGACAAATCAACAGCTCTGCCCGTGGCATGAACTGACAATGAGCCAGTTTTGCCGCGCATGTCACGCACACCCCAAGACCCGTTATTCCAAACAGCGTTATTTGATGCGACGATTGCTTGCTTTATCCATTCATTCATGCCGGCACGTGGGCCTGCTGATGGGCCGTCGCTGTTGCCTGTGTATGGGCGTGCGTTGGGGTTAGCTTTGGCTGTTGCCACGCCCGAACGCCTGATCGTTTTTGTTTACCCAACGCATAATTGGTGGGATGATTGCTGCGATTGCGCCTTTTGCATAGTCACGTGGGTCTGTTGCGCCAGTCGAGTAAACGGCAATGAGTGCGCCAATAAGTGAGCGCGCATAACTAGCGAGCATTGCTTTGTCTTTATTGGTGATTTTCAACATGGTGATCAATTTTTTGTTCTATTCGACCCAAGGTTTGGTGTACTTGGCCGTGGTCTTTTTTGTTGTCGTTGCCGATTTTGCCAATGAGTGCCACCAGTACAAGGAAGCCACCACCGATAAGAGCCACCACGATCTGAGTATCCATTTCACGGAGCTGGTGGATATGGATTTGCGTCTTTAATGGCTTGGACTGCAGCGTCCCAGTCGGCTTGAGTTTTTGTGCCACGTTGCCATTCGAAGAAAATTGGGTCGCTTGTCTTGATGTATTCCTTATGGCGTGTGTTGCTCACCGCGTTGCATTGGTTTTCGTAATCAACTTGTAGCCAAAGTTCGTCTAGTTCGGCTTGTGATGGTTTTGGTGTTTCGTCTAACCATGTCAGACCAGAGTATTCGGTGCCGTCAAGTGTCCAAATTGTGCCAGAATATTTGCTGGCGAGAATTGCTGAATAGTCGATCATGCTGAAACTTCCATAAGAATAAGGCTAGATGAACCGCCAAGTACTGTGTCATTGCTGCGCCTATTTATGTAACCCACAATAGCTGCGCCACCTGTTTTGATTTGGATTTTGTAAGTCGTTGCTGATGTTGTTGCAGGGCTATCAAGAAAGAAAATTGGTTCTGTATCCATTGCAAGGTTGCTTGAAATACCGCTTGTGGTTATTGCGTTTATGCTTGAACCGCCTGTGCCGTTACCAATAACTGTTGCACCGCGTAAAAGTTGGCCGAAAACTTGCTCGCCTGTACTAGTCCCTGTGTTGATTTGACCCATGCAAAGGATTTGACTGCTTGATGATTGCGGTGTAATTGAAGCAGACAAGCCAGTCACATCTGTATAAGTTGTGCCAGTCATGCTAAACGCGTCAGCCTTAAACACGCTTACCACTTGCAAAATGCGGAATGCTCCACGTAGGGCGTTTTGTTCTGCGGCCGTTAAAACCTGACCTGCGGTAAAAGCGGCTGGAAGTGCTGTTGGTGTAGCCATAAGTGCTCCTATCCTAAGACATTTTCGGCGTCAAGTACGCCATAGATGAGATCGTCCAATATTAGTTCGTACACGATTGTGGTCGGCGCGGTGCTGTAAAGGACGCTATGGCCTGTACTGAAATCCAGACGATGCTCAATGCCCTCAACCGATAACTCTTGCGCCAACTGCGTCGTGCCGGTACCGCTTGGGAACGTCTTTTCAATGCTGATCGTGTCGCCAATATCTATCGTTGCCAAGGTGTCCTTTTGAGCTGTGGTTAGCATCAGATATTTGGTTGCCACGGATGTGTAGCGCGGTTCAGGCTCTGGGTTTAGCAAATAAGCAGCCGCATCATCAATGCTTGTTTGCTCGTTCAGCAGGCTGTTAATGATGCTTGTTGTTTGAATAAAGTACGTTGCGATAGACCCTGCATCGGTTGCTGTAGCGGTTTTGCCATCAAGTCCTGTTACGACCGCACGGTTAATAACCGAATCGGCTTCGAACGAAATGCCTACGCCATCAAATTTGTATCCTGTGCCATCATCTTTAAACTCTGCCATAGGCGCGCTCAACGTGTTACCTATGCGTTCTTGAAATGTAAACACGCCAGACCTAGACATAAACACACGCCCAAATTCGGCAGTCTCGTTAATTTGCGTAATGTATTGCAGCACGTTTGTTCCTGCCGGCACGGTGTAAGCGCTGTCGCTACCAAGGTTTACGGTTCCCGTAGCGATCGCTCGAGAGCCTGCAGGGAAATCTACTTCTGGCAGGTCTAAAACTGTTTCTATGCGTTCGCCCGATGTCTCTGGGTCAGGATTTAGTTCATCTAAATAGGTTTGTGCCAACAGATAGAACTGGTCAGCGCAATACACGGTCACGGTATCTAGACCGCCGAGCGCAAAGTTGTAGTCATAATTGACGACATAACCACTAAACAATGATTCGGGCACATTGGTGTTGCTGTAACGGATGAGCTGTACGGCGCGCAATGGTGCAAGCCCAGGCTTAGATTGCGGCGTGTCGTAGTAAGGGCTGTTTTGGTCAAATGGGTTAAATATGCCGTCAACGTCTTGAATGGTGAATGTCATTGTGCCGGCGCTGAATTGATCGCCCACGTCACGGCGACCGCGTCGCACGTTGATGCTGATAGTTGAGTCCATGACATCAGCAAACTCGGTCGTGCCGTCAAGCACATAGGTTGTGTTGTCTAATACGCCTTTAAGCGTGTCGTCGAGCACGAACGCGTCAACCAAAAAACCTGTAGCGATCTTTAGGTCATAGTTGCCTGAATTGACTACGGCTGTGCCTGGCATTATGCAACCTGTAATTGCAATGGCCCTGCGCTACGCGAATAGGCGCGCAAAGCATTGACAACCGATTCACCGATTTCGGCGCTTGTAGCGAGTCCGCCTGTGACGTTGATTGTTATTCCGCCACCTGTTTGCATGCGGTCTAACGGCACAACGGCTTCTGGGCCTGCTTCGCCGATCAGCGCAAGCGTGGGTGATGACACAATGCCACCTTCGGCTAGTCGAGGAATGCTCATACGGCCTGGTGCGGGTGTGTTTGATGTTCTGCCTAGTTGTGGCACCGGCACGGTTGGGGCTTTTGGAATGTCTGGCAATAGTGGAATTGAGTTGTAAGCGCTAATGATTGCGTTTACCGCACCGATTGCAGCGTTGACCATGCCGGCAAAAAATCCAATAACGGTGTTGACGATTGTGTTTATGCCGTTACGAAACCACTCAAACTTGTTGTATGCAGTAACAAGCGCAACTACAAGCAATGCAATACCTGCAGCAATAAGGCTAAATGGGTTTAGTGCCATAGCAATGTTTGTGGCAACAATTGCGGCAGCTACCGCGCCGATAGCGCCAGCGATAGCCAAGAATGCTTGCGGGTTGTCTTGTGCCCACATAGCAAACTTGTTCAAGATCGGGAGCACGGCCTCGACTACTGGCAACAGCGCCGCACCGATTGATTCTTTGGTTTCGCCAATTGAGTTAGACAAGATTTTCATTTTGCCTGCAGCGGTATCCGCGCTTTTTGCGGTTGCACCGCCGAACGTACCGCCAAGCACGTCCATAATTTCGTTTAGGCTCGCGCCTTCTTTAATCATTGTTGCCATCTCTGGAGTCAATGATCGGAGCGCCTTAAAGTTGCCCTGATATGCCTTAGCAAGCGCGTCAGCAACGGTGCTTGAATCCATCTGCAACGCTGTACTGATATCCATGACCAGGTTCATGTCTTTCATGGCCATATCAACATCTTTTGTACCGCGCACCAAAGCTTCAAGGCTCTTTCGGTATTCGGTGTCCGCAATTCCTGACGCTCGAGACATTGCGCTGATCTGATCTTCAATCTGTGCGGTTTGAGCAGCGCCAGCACCAGTCACATTTTGCAAAGTAAGCGCTAAAGCCGCCTGCTCTTGCTGATCTTCCATCGCAGCCTTGGTTGCATCACCAAGCGCCAACGCCAAACCACCAAGCGCCGCAGCTGCCGGCACCGCAGCCTTCTTTATAGCAAACTGGGCTTTTTCTGATGTCGTTTCAAGTTGCTTAAACTGCTTAATAGCCTTATTAATTCCTTGGCCATCAAACTCTGAAATGATCGGAATATTAATTGCCATTACGCCGTCTCTCTGTTCGCTTCATCCATCACGCGTTTAACCAATTGCTCCATCTCGGACATGACATCATTTTGGCGTTGCTCGTACGCTTTCCACATTACTCGCGAACGACTGCCATAGCGTGCAGTTAAAGCGCGACCTAAAGAGCCAGCCATAGACGTGTCAAACATGGTGCCAGTTGCGCCTTTCCATTGAATGGCAAAAGTGCCGACATTGGTTTTGTTTCCGCCATATTCTTTAATTGCTCGAGTATTGATCTTGGCAGCAATCTTTTGTTTCATGCCAGGTATCCACGGCAACAATTGAAACCCTGACTTGGTTTGCCAATTGCGCGCCATACCAGACAACGGGACGCCAGTAGGCACAAGTTTATTTGCGTCGTCAATAACAGGCTGAACAATGCGCTTGTAATCCTTGGTGATTTCTCGGCGCAAAGACTTGTCAATCTTGTTTAGGGTCTTCAACGCATCCTTGAGCCCTACAACCTCAACCCTTGCCGATACTTCCGCCACGTTATCTCCGTTTTTTGTTTGCCTCGTTAAGCACTTTAATGACCGTTGCTATGTCTCGAGCGTCAAACACAATGTTGCTAGGCCACCAACCGACCGCAACCAGTATTTCTGCTAGTTGGCGGCGGTAGGTGCCGCGTCCGTAGGGTTTGGGTCAGTCTCATCCAATACCGGCATAATTTCCAGCTCTGGGTTTTTACTAATCCATTCACGCCAGTTGTCGCCGACCTGCTCGCCTTTAAGTTTCAAGATCGTGTGCATCCAACAGCAATAATCGCTGTACAACGGTTGAGTTGATAGTTGCTGAATGTTGCGACGCTCAAGCCGTTCCCATTCCGTAACCACAAACAGGTTGGTGTAGT